AAGCAGGTAAAGCAGCAATTTCAACGACTGGCTTTTTTAGTAAATTAGGAACTAATCTATTTACTTTCTTTAAAACATTAAAGCCTATACAAACAGCTTTTCAATTCTTAGGAAGAGTAGGTAATGCTTTTAAAGGTATAGGTAGAGTTCTTGGTAGATTCTTTGGTGTATTTAACTTCATTGTAGGTTTTTTCAAAGGATTTAAAAAGTATGAAGATGGAAGCTTTGTTACTAAATTATTTGCCGGTATTATGGGTGGATTTAAAAATCTATTACTCATGGGTCCTATCTTTATATTAGATGGTCTTAAATTTATATTAGGTAAAGTATTAGGATTCTTTGGATTTGAAAAAGCTGCAGAATTTTTATCATCATTTTCATTTACAAAAATAGTAGGTGATGCCTTTGATGCAGTTACAGATAGTATAATACAATTCTTTGCAAAAATTAAAGATACTATTAGTGATATAGGATTCGGCGGTATTATAAAAAATATTGGCATTAGTATGTTAAAAATAGTTAAAAAAATAGCAACGTTTCCTCACGCAATTATGGCAGGTGGATTAGGTGCAATAGCTGCAGCGTTACCTGGTGGTAAAACACCAATGGAAGGATTTAAAGAAGGATTCAATAAAGTCTTTAGTGCTGGTGATAGTGCATTAGATTCATTAAAAGCAAAAGCAGATGGAATGAATAAAGATGGTCAATTAATTAATGCTAAATCTGAAGAAGGTAAAGCATTAAGAGATGCAGCAATTTCTGGCCCTAGAATTTCTGACGAAGAGCTTGCAAGACGTGGAACTGTCATGTATGATATACAACAAAAAGCCGGTGATACTGTTAATGTTATAACAACTGCTACTAAAGATGCAGTATCAAGTGTCAATGGCGTTATAGCAAACGTTTATACATAAAAAAGGGGACCATTCAGTCCCCTCCGAAAATCAAATTTAATTAACTTTCTTTAGCTAGTTTAGCAAAGTAGCTTAATGTGTCATCCTCATCAGAATTATCTTCTGCTGGTGGAAAGCTTGTATCAGCTGCCGCAACTGGTGCTGCTTCTGCTACTGGAGCTTGACTCATAGTCGATTCAACTGGAGCATGACCTGCATCAATACCTAGTACTTTATTCAACTTCATTGAAAGCTCATCGTAAGTTTTATAATTACTTGGCTCTAAGAAATCTTGTAAAGAATAAAGTTTGTCATAAACTTCGGTTAATCTAGACTCGTCGCCGTCATACAATGATGATGATGAACTAAATTCTGATTTATCGTAGTTTACCCAACCTTCTACTTTTCTGATTTTGATTTTGAAGTCTGCGCCTTCCCAGAAATCGTAAGGATTTACTGGGTTTTCATCAGCGAACTGAGGTTGCATGACGTCCATAATCTTATCAAAGATTTTCTTACCAAACTTATAAAGAAATACCTTTCCTTCATTTTCTGGATTTGACGGGTCAGAAACAATTAGTACATTACTTACGTAGTGTAGCCTTCTTTTTCTATCCCTAGCAGTTGCTTTATCTTCGTCTCTACCAGAGTTCCAAAGTACAGAGTTATGCTCCGATACTGGGTCCTGCTGTCCAATGGACGTTAAAGAGTTTTCGATATACCATAAGCCAGTTGGTCCCTTGAATCCATGGTCCCAATATCTTACCCAAGGTAAGTCCTCACCATCTTTTGCTGGTAAGAATCTGACAACGGCATAACCGTTTCCTGCTTTATCTCTTGTAGGCTTCCAAAATCTATCATCCGCATAGGAATTAGTAGTTTCTGGTTTTGCTGAAGAGACTGCTTCTGCTGCTTTTACGAGTTTGTCGATTGACGAGCCTCGCATGCTCTTTAGATTTTCTAGTGACATATATTTCTCCTGTATTTACACTGTATTACTGAATTGTCCACTTTATCCATAATATAATAGTATATTATACCACACTTCTATGGTTTTGTAAAGGTTTCTTTTAATAAATTTAAACATTTATTTCTATCAAACTTTACAAATGGTTTGTATTTCATAATTTTTCTATAAATATCAGGCCATATAATAGTGTCCGTAATATTTTTATTTTCGCGTTCTACAAATCCAATTATTGAATCCAAGATAACTACTGTTTCCAATAGTATTTCTTCTTGCATCCAAAGCTTTATAATCAATGGATGATTATTATCTTCTGCTTCTAAAAGAGAATCAAACGATACATCCATATCATTAAGTTTATTTATATCAGTTTGAAACTGATACGTTAAAGATTCCATAATTTTTTTATGGTCTCTATAATATCTTTCTCCACCTTCATTAAGCATATCACCGACATACTTAACGTCGTTTTTAAAGTTAGCTATATAAAAATCTTTTAATTCATTTTCATATGTCTTAGCTAGCTTTGCAAAGAAAAACTTATCTTTTCGTTTAAAGAATGACGTAGGTTTTACTGAAGTCTTAAAATGATATTTAATCGCATCATATCCATCTGTTTCGAAATGTAATTTAAGTGCGTTATATAATTTATAAGATTCAAATGGGTCATTCATAGAGGTAGTTTATTACCTCTCTTTGATTTGATTAAATGTAAGCCTGAAGCTTCTTCTTCAATCTTTTGCTTTAAAGAATCTGTTAAGAGCTTCTTAAGATTTTTATAATCCATACCTCTTTGTTCTACGACATAAGATGCTGCATCGATATATGACATATTATTATTTGCTACAAGATGCTCTACTGCTGCAGAGAATCTCTTCTTTGTCATAATCTTTTGCTCTATTGGATTATCTTTATCCGACAAACTCTTCACCTTCATTCCAAGCACAACCTGTAAGACCACCTGCTTGTAAAGCTTTCAATGTTCTTAATACCTCTTGTGCGTTTCTTCCTGTATCTAAAGCGTTAATAGATACATGTTGTATAACTCTATTCTTATCAAAGATAAATGTTGCTCTGTATGGAACACCTTCATCTTCATTAACAATACCTAGTTGATGTGATAGTCCTAATCCACAGTCAGCTGCTAATGTATGATTAATAGTACCAATTAAATTATTATCTTGTTTCCAAGCTAATTTACAGAACTCATTATCTCCACTTATTCCAATAACATTAGCATCATCGACTAAACAGTCAAATCCTGCTATTTCTGTTGGACATATAAAAGTAAAGTCCTTAGGATAAAAATAAACTACGCTCCACTGTTTTTTCTGTGGCATATATCTTTCGTTTACTTCAACTCTCACAAATTCATTTTTTTCGTTTATTCCTTGCAGTGAGAATGCAGGGAACTTATCTCCGACTGATAGCATATTATCCTCCTAAAATACTCTCATTAAAATACAGTCAGCATTAACTCTGCCTGTAGGGTTATCTATTTTTGTTGTTAATGTATCCCAAATCTTTTCAATTTGTTTTTCTGTTTTGTTTAAAACCATTGGTAATATTTCATCCGGCTTTCTTAAAGTTGCTTGCCTTGAATCTTTTTTATCAAAATTCTTTATTGACGTACCTGATATTTCAAAACCACTTGTTGAAACCGTTGTATATTCTATTAATTTTTTATTCTTACAGTTATATATGTAAAGCTTATGTTTACCAGGGATTAATATTGGATTAATTGATACTAACTTAGCATCGACATTTTCTGTCATAAACTTAAGCTTTTCAATTTGTTTATCAGAAGCTTTAGGTTTCTTTGCTCGTGGTATACGCGTAACTTTAGAATTTGTTTTTATTCTATCGATATCTTCAAAGATTCTATCCATTAAATCAAGCATTTTACGTAAGTCGCCTTTTTTGATATGTGAATATGCTTCAACTGCCTGTTCGCAATTTTTATTATATGCATCTGAAATAATATCATATTCATTTTGAACTATACTTCTAAATATATTAATACCAGCTCCTTTTATAGAATGCATTTGTAATAAGCTATAAGTAGGAAATATAATATCTTTCTTATCATATATTCCATCCATCCATTTATCAACTACCATTGTATCAAAGTCGTGATATATCGTTTGCATAACTTTTCTACGCATTCTTTCAGCAGGAGAAATAACTACTACTTTAGGAGTTTTATCTTGTATCTTTTTGATTGCTCTTCCTTCCTTTTCGCGTGCTTTTAGGAAAGAATGCATTTCATTAATAGCTTCATCTGTTAACGGATAACCAGTCCAGCCATTATTAATCATTTCGATATTTTTATAAGTTTGCATTCTATACTTCCAGTCAGGAAGTTTTTTCAAATTTGATATTTGATTCTTATTAAATTTAAGAACTCGAGTACAATATGTAAGAACTGTCTCTGCAGCTTTTTTCTTATTCTCAAAATAGTAGAACCAATATCTTGCTCTTTGGAATTCTCTTTCTTTATCTTTTTTAGATGTTGGTACAGGATTATGTACTCCATAAGATGGTTTTGCTCCCATCATTGCTTCATCAGCGTTTTTTATTCTTCTTTTAGTAGCCATGCTTCTCCTTAATTGTTTATATGTATATTATAACACATTTTAAGTCGTTTGTAAACGATTTTTGTGAATAAAGGTGGCCGAGCCTCTGCGGGTGATAAGGAGTCGCATTGTTGAGACTCAGCCGTTGACATATTAATCTTTCTCCCAAGGTAATGGGATTTGTTTTCCTTTTCTTTGTTCTTCAGCGACATGGCTTGACATGTATGCAAACCAAGCTGCGCATATTAATATTAGTACTGTAAATAAAGTATTCATTAGTTTCTCCTCATATTAGCAATATCAGTTGCTTCTTCTTGAGAGATAACTGGTACAGCATTTGATTTATGCATAGTGGCAATACCTTTTACTAA